TTATATGCAAGAGGCGAACAATCAGTTCAAAAATATAAAGATGAATTATCGATCAACGGTGATTTATCATATCTAAATCTAGACTGGACACCAGTTCCCGTAATTCCAAAATTTGTTGATATTGTTGTTAATGGGATAGCAGAAAGGGCTTATGATATTAAAGCGTATTCTCAAGACCCATTTGGTGTTCAGAAAAGAACTGAATATATGGAGTCAATAATAAGAGACATGCAAACAGCAGAGTTTCAAGACGAAGCTATAAATCAGTTTGGTATTAATCTGTATGAAAACGACAAAGCAGAATTACCTGGTTCACAAGAAGAGCTAGAGCTTCATATGCAATTAACTTACAAGCAATCAATAGAGATAGCAGAGGAACAGGCAATAAACGTTTTATTTGATGGTAATAAATATGATCAAACATTAAAAAGATTATATTATGATATAACAGTACTTGGCATAGCTGCCGTTAAAAATAACTTTGATACATCATCAGGCATAACAGTTGACTATGTTGATCCCGCTAATTTAGTGTACTCATACACTGAGTCACCGTATTTTGATGATATATATTATTGCGGTGAAGTAAAAAACATACCTATAAATGAGTTAAAAAAACAATTTCCACAATTAACAAATGAAGATTTATCGGAAATAGAAGATCAACCACATCAAAGCGCATACGCGGCAAATAGATATAGCTCAGCATACAACGATAATAATGTTGACAATAACATAGTTCAAGTATTATACTTTAATTATAAAACTTATAACAATGAAGTGTATAAGTTAAAACAAACAGGTACAGGTGGTTCAAAGGCTATACAAAAAGATGATTCATTTGAGGCGGTGGGCGAAGTACCATTTGAAAAATTATCTAACTCACTAGAGGTTTTATATGAAGGAGCTTTAATATTAGGTACAAAGAAATTATTAAAATGGAATTTAGCTAAAAACATGTTAAGACCTAAAAGCGATTATACTAAGGTCAAAATGAATTATGCTATACATGCACCAAGGATATATAAAGGAAAAATAGAATCGTTAGTAAAAAGAGTAACGGGTTTTGCTGATATGATACAGTTAACTCACTTAAAGTTACAACAAGTTATGTCAAGATTAGTACCTGATGGTGTTTATTTAGATGCTGATGGTTTAGCTGAAGTTGATTTAGGTAATGGCACAAACTATAACCCACAAGAAGCATTAAATATGTTCTTCCAAACTGGTAGTATCATAGGTCGATCAATGACACAAGAGGGTGATCCTAATCCTGGTAAAGTTCCTATACAAGAAATATCAAGCGGTAGTGGTGGTCAAAAGCTACAAAGTTTAATAACCACGTACAACTATTATTTACAAATGATAAGAGATGTTACTGGATTAAATGAAGCTAGAGACGCTAGCACACCAGACTCAAACGCTTTAGTAGGTGTACAAAAACTAGCAGCTGCAAATTCAAATGTTGCAACAAGGCATATATTACGAGGTGGTTTATTTTTAACATCAGAACTAGCAGAAAACTTATCACTAAGAATATCAGATGTTATAGAGTACTCACCAACAAGAGATGCATTTATACAAGCAATTGGTGCACACAATGTAGCAACATTAGCAGAGCTAAGTGAATTACACTTATATGATTTTGGTATATTCTTACAGTTACAACCTGATGAAGAAGAAAAACAATTATTAGAAAACAATATACAAATGGCTTTACAAGCTAATAGTATAGAGCTTGAAGATGCAATTGATATTAGAGAGGTTAGAAATATAAAACTTGCAAATCAATTACTAAAGTTAAGACGTAAAAAGAAAATAGAAAGAGATCAAGCTATAGCACAGCAAAACATACAGCAACAAGCTCAAGCTAATGCACAAGCGCAACAGGTTGCCGCTCAAGCTGAAGTTCAAAAACAACAAGCTATACAAGCGCTGGAGCTACAAAACAATGCACAGCAAGCTGAACTTGATGCTAACAAATTACAACTTGAAGCTGAACTTAAAAAACAATTAATGGAGCAAGAGTTTCAGTATAACTTACAACTAAAGCAAGCTGACAAACAAGCTGCAAGGGCTATGGAAGAAGGTCGTGAAGATAGAAAAGACACAAGAGTTGTAATGCAAGGTATGGAGCAAAGAAAAACTGCTGCATCAAAAAATAAAAATTTTGAATCTTCAGGTAATGATATAATAAGTGGGGATATTGGTTTAGGAAGATTTGAACCAAGTTAATGTTTAACAAATAAATAAATAATAATGGCAATAGTAACTAATGATTGGACTGGTAAGATAACTGGATCTGTTTTTACAACAGCGTCTAGTGATGCTATAAAACCTCCTACGGGTCATGTGTTTGTAGCTATAACAGCTTTAACAGCAACAGATTTTGATAGCTCAGGTGGTTTGGTTGCGGATGACGCAACTGTTTGGGCTAACTCTGAAGGAGCAGCTAATGATGCAGATGCTGACGCTGAAACAACAAGTTTAGGATCTGGTGGTGTGCAAATAACACAAACTAATGTAGATGTTCCAGCTGGTGTAACAATTTACGGTAGATATACTGAGATCGATATAAACGCTGGACAAATTATAGCATACATAGGAAAAGCTTAAGAAATTGTACGAGAGTACATATGTTTAATTTTATAATATTATATTATGGCAAAAGATGAAAACGTCAAGATAGACGAAAAAAACGCCGAGTCACCACAAGGTGATGCTAAGGTAAAAAAACCTCGTCTTAAAAAGTTTCAACAAGATGATACACCTATAAAGGTAAATCTTGCTGAATCAAAAGAAGAAGAGGTAAAAGAAGAAGAACAACCTAAAGAAGAAGTAAAGCAAGAGGAAACACCTGTTGTTGAAGAGATAGTAGAGGAGAAGAAAGAAGAGGTTGTTGAAGAAAAGGAAGCTCCCGTTGTAGAGGAAGTAACTGATGAGAAAGTAGAAGATAAGGTAGAAGAAGTACAAGAAGCAGTTGAAGAAGCGATAGAAAAATCGGAAGAAACAGGAGAAGAGTTACCAGAAAATATCCAAAAGCTCATGAAGTTTATGGATGAAACTGGAGGTGATCTTGAGGATTATGTTAAATTAAATCAAGACTATAGTAAACTTGATGACACAGCGTTATTAAGAGAATACTATAGGCAAAATAAACCACATCTATCAAGTGATGAAGTAGACTTCTTAATAGAAGATACATTTACTTACGAAGAAGATGTTGATGATCCTAAGAGCATTAAGCGAAAGAAATTAGCGTTTAAAGAGCAAGTTGCCGACGCTAAAGCCCAATTAGACAGGCAAAAGTCTAAATACTATGAAGAGATTAACGCTGGTGTTAAGTTAACACCTGATCAAAAAAAGGCTATTGATTTCTTTAATAGATACAGTAAAGAACGAGGTGAACAAGATAAAGTTGCAAAAGAACGTAAATCTGTATTTCAACAAAAAACTAAAGATGTATTTAATAAAAACTTTAAAGGTTTTGAATACAGCCTTGGTGAAAAGAAATTTAGATTTAATGTTAAAGACGCAAACAATGTTCAAGAGCAGCAGAGTGATATTAATAATTTTGTTAACAAGTTTGTTGACAACAAAAGTAATACTATAGATGATGCAAAAGGATATCATAAATCTTTGTTTACCGCAATGAACGCAGACAGTGTTGCGAATCATTTTTACGAACAAGGTCGAGCCGATGCTATAAAAGAAAGTATAGCTAAAGCAAAAAACGTTAACATGGAACCTAGACAAGGTTTAGGTGAAGTTGAAGCGGGCGGCATGAAAGTAAAAATTTTACAAGACAATGATATGAGTTCATTTCGTTTTAAACCAAAAACAAAATAAAGTTTAACAATTATAAATATAAATAATTATGGCAGCAATTACTCCAAGTGCTGGTGGGTCGTTAAATAGCGTACCTTCACCAGTTAAGGCGGCGATAACTACTAACTATTTAGATTTTACATCTGGTAGTAATGACTGGTCTCAGCAGTATCTACCTGATCTAATTGAGCAAGAAGCAGAAGTATATGGTAAAAGAACTATATCTGGTTTCTT